ATATTAGATAGGGTTCTTTCGTATAAAAATAAGTTTGATAAGAACTTGAAAGATCCTGTTTGGGAGTTTACTTCTATGCGGATGAAGAAGTACTCTCCGTTTCTAAATACTGATGTATTTCGGTACAAAAAAATACTAAAGGAAGTTGTTGTAGGGGAAAAATGAGTTTCTTTGATTCAGACTTGGTTCGTTCAGAAATGGCAGAAATTTCTGAACTTCAAGAGGAAATTTATAAAAATGTTTTTAAGTTTCCTTCTATGAACAAGGAGGAAAAAATTTATCATGTGGATACTCTACAAAAACTTTTGGATAAGCAAATGGTGTTATACACCAGGTTAAGTTTATCCGAAGATCCTGAAGCAAAGATGATGAAAGAACGAATCATGAGTTCTGCTGCTATGATGGGTTTATCTCCAAACACGGATATGAACACCATCTTTAATAGTATGTCCAAACTACTGGATGCCATGAGAGTTCAGATTGACAGAACAGGATCCGACCTGTAGAATAACGAAGTACACAAAAGCCAAATCCGTACAAATCTGAGGAAATCTAATGTCTTTTGAAAATCTAAAGAAACAATCCAAACTCGGTTCTCTTACTTCTAAACTTGTAAAAGAAGTAGAGAAGATGAGCACTACTTCTGGTGGTGCTGATGAGCGTCTATGGAAACCAGAAATGGATAAAACTGGCAATGGATACGCAGTTATCCGTTTCCTTCCTGCCCCAGAAGGTGAAGAACTTCCTTGGGCAAAACTTTATACTCATGCTTTTCAAGGTCTTAGCGGATCATGGTATATTGAAAATTCTTTGACCACTATTGGTCAAAAAGATCCTGTTTCTGAACATAACCGTGAACTCTGGAACAGTGGTCATGATGCAGATAAAGAAACTGTCCGTAAGCAGAAGCGTAAACTGTCTTACTACTCTAACATCTATGTTGTAAAGGATCCTACAAATCCACAAAACGAAGGTAAAGTCTTCCTATTCAAGTATGGTAAGAAGATCTTTGATAAGATCATGGAAGCAATGCAACCTGAGTTTGAGGATGAAACTCCCATTAATCCCTTTGACTTCTGGCAAGGTGCTAACTTCAAACTGAAGTTGGTTAAGAAGGATGGTTATTGGAACTACGATAAGTCTGAGTTTGATCGTGTTGCACCACTACTAGATGATGACGATGCTCTAGAAGCAGTTTGGAAGAAGCAGTATTCTCTTTCTGCAGTGACTGCTCCAGATCAATTCAAGTCTTATGAAGATCTTGAAAAGCGACTGAAGTATGTTCTAGGACAAAAAACTGCTGCTAAAAAGCAAGTAGAAGAGGATGATGAGTATGAGCAGTATACTCAACGAGATACTGCAGAATCTCGCATTCAAAACGAACTAGAGGAATCATATGCTCGCAGCAAAGCAGCACCTCCAGTTCCAGAAAACCTGAAGAAAGAACTGAACAATCTTTCTTCTAGTTCAGATGATGAAGATGAAGATGATGCTCTTTCTTACTTCCAGAAACTAGCAGACTTCTGATTCTTTAGGAGGGGAAACCCTCCTTTTTTATTCAAATAACCTAATATCATCAACTCTTTTCAAGAATGGACTGATAAACTGAGGACTTCCTTCAGTGTATGGTAGTGTAGTTTCAATATCATTAATAATAACATTAAGATATCTTGGTTTTAATACAAAGATATTTCTTTTTGTCTCTTCCAGTCTAACTTCATATTCATAGTTAGACACTGCCCTAAAAATATCTGGGCCCTGTAAAATTATGTTAGTTTGAATTCCTGATCCAGTTTCTCCTGGATCGGTGTATTGTAAGCGAAAATTTGGAAATGATGAACTGCCTGTTGAAATTGGGGTAAATACAATTCCTTCTTTAAGTTGAATTATGCCAGCACTATCTCTAACTTCTATCGTTTCAAAATGATGAACACCATTAAAAATTATATTGTATATATCATCTAGATTATCAATACCACTTCCATATTTTTCAGTTAAGTATGAATCAAATGCTCTTTGAGAGAGCGGCCATTCTGACTGAATATTAAGAATATTGTTTGATAATAATATTACCCAATCTAAAGTTTCATCTCCATAAAGTTTAACAGCAACATTATCAGGTCTTTCATCACCAATAACTTTGTATTTGTCAAAAAAGTTTATATTTCCAAATATATCATCTCTAAGTTTAACTCTTTTGAATAGATTTTTAGTTCTTATAAACTTGTTAATTGAAGATACACCTTCAAGATTTCTATTGAGGTACTCTAAGTCTGGTACATATGTAAAATATCCTGCCATGATTACCACCCCATACCCTTTAGTCCTTGTTCTTCATCATAATCTTGTGCATATACTGGATCAATTTCACCAAATGTCATGCTTAGATCGTATTGAGTCATAGAACCCTCTCCGTTGTAGGTCATATAATTTCCATCGGGGGTATAATTCACAGAAAAATCACGAAGAGCTGCAACCTTAATCTTATTTAAGTAAGGATGATCTTCAGTAAGATTTCCCTTTCCTGTATAAATGTATTTTAACTTGAATACATTTGGAGCACTTAGAAACAATCCAGACTTTGATAGTGCTGGAGACATTCCTTTTTTAAAGACTCTAATAATTTCTTTTATTACTTTTGCTTCAGCAGGTTCTCTTGGTGTTAATTTGAAGTTAAATGTAAAACTTCTGAGAGTTGGTCCATTAAAAAGAAGTTCTAAGTTATTATTAATTGCACCACCAATTGAACGAGATAAAAGTCCTGGTTGTCCAACTGCTTGTTCTGTATAATAATTTGCAACTAATTTTTGTATATCAGAATTAGCAGAACCCAATAGTTTTTCTCCTATAGCACCAAAATTATTCATGAATTTTCCAGCAGCTTGTAGTGGATTTGTTCTTCCAGATTCTGCAATTGTTCCATATGCTAAGTTTGCAAACTGGGCAGTGATTGGGTTTATTTCACCATTTCCCCAATCAACGGAAATAGAATCTACAATACCTGCTTGAATTGGAAGATAAATCAGTCTTAATTTTGAATACTCTCTGTCTTCCATTCTAGTCACAGTTAAAGTATCAGTGTCAGTTTGGAACCCAGATTTTTGATATGACCTCATTTCTATTTCAATGTAATCACCTTGATATGTGTTTTTAATTGGATATCTAAGAGGAGCTCCTTCTTCACTCTTAACATTTCTTTCTACAGATTCTACTGCTTGATCTGCCGTTATATCAAAACCTTCATTTGCAGATGATTGTCCATTTTGACTATCTGGAGCAGCAGGATTAGTTCCTTGTGCGGGGGTATCTCCCGTATTGAGGGTACTGTTGTATTGTTGTGTTTTCGATAAATTTGATTTTTCTTGGGCAGTTGATGCTTTTGATACAATAAATTGCGATTGTCTTTTATTATTGATTTCGGCATTAGTGAAAGTATCTTGCCCAAATGTATTAACGAATTGATCATATTCTGGTTGCTTCTGAACGCTTCCATCTGCGTTCGTTGTTGTTAGCAATGTTCTTTGATTCAATTCATTAATGACAAATAACTGACGTTGCCCATTTGCAACGTTAGTGACATTTGCAAACCTTCTACCACCAATTGCATATTCTGATGAGTATTCTTCGGTCTTATCTGGATTTACATTTTTCCACCCAGGAACTTGAGGTCTTGCCATCAGAACTCTCCTGTAGAATATTGTTTTGTTGTTCTAGTTGCTCCAAACATTTTTTTAGATTTCCTTTCGGTTTCTTTCCAAACATCAACAACATTAACAGGCGATTCTTTTCCCCCTTTTATAGATACAAAATTTTCAACGGGGAGAAATGCTGCAGTATTCCACTCTTCAGTAGCAATGTCCAAGTATAGACCTTGCACTTGTTTTATACTATATTTAGCAATGGATTCCTGAGGAAATAATATTCTATTCTTTTGAAGTTGCTCTATAACTACTTTTCTTTTATTTGGTTCTATGTAATGTAAATTTGCTGCTGTAAAAGTTCCTTCTTCTAAGGACATTACATATGCTAGTGGAAATTTATCAGCAAATTTTGAATACCTTGACTTTGGTTGATAATCAAAGAATAATAAATGTCCAGGTTTGGGAAAAGTTCTTATTACATTTCTATCTTGATGATCTTTATCAACCATATCCTTTGATTCCGCAAAGATGATTCTTTTAGGATCTGAAGCATATTTTGATGCTATATTTCTAAGTGCCCTTCGGTAGAAAAATCCACTTTGACCAGGTTCAAATTCTAGTTGTTCTTGAACCTCTTCAAATAGAGTTTTCATTAGTTGATTCCTAGTTCGTTTTCTGTTATGATCTTAAATTCTAAAAGTCTATCAGCACACCATTCTTCTGCTGCTTTCCACTTTGCCTGATTAACAGCATACGTTTTACATTCGTGAAGATATGATTTAGTCACTCTTGATTTTTGCTTTGGTGCTACAGTTTGTCTTTTTGGTTTCACTTCAATGACATACTTTTTTATTTCTCCAGATTTTTCTCTAACCTTAATAATAAAATCTGGAAAATACCGATGAACTCTATTGTCCACAGGAGAACGATAAGGAATCCAAAATTCTTCAGAACCCCATTCTAAAATATTTTCATTGAGATCGCACCAATGGCAAAACTTTCTTTCCCAACTACTTCTGCATATTATATTGTTGGGATCACCTTTGTATTTTTTGGGGTATGATGGTTTATATCTGCTTTTGATACTTTCTGCCATTATCCCTGCTACATAATATATAAAGTCAAGAATATTTATAAATGGCAACACCAGGCCCAAAGCAATTTAGAATGTCTGAATTGAAACAGAAGTTGCTTAGACCAGCACAAACTTCTGTTTATATGGTGGATATTTTTACTGGCACTAATGCCAAGTTAAAATCATTTCTTGCTCAGCGTGGAATAAATCAGACAATTGATGGAGAACTTATTAATATATCTTGTTGTGAAGCATCTTTACCGGGATCAAGTTTAGCAACGCACGAAGTCACTAATGATTATCATGGTGTGACTGAAAAAATGGCATATCGTAGAATATATGATGATAGTATAGATCTAACCTTTTATGTTGATCACGATTATAAAGTTATTGATTATTTAAATTCTTGGATGAATTATGTTGTTGGTGAAGGAAGTTTCTTATCCAATGATCAATATAAAGATTTAACTTCATTTTATAGAATGAATTGGCCAAAGGATTATAGATGTGATATTTTTCTTACTAAGTTTGAAAAAGACTATGGAACAAGAGGTGGTTCAAATAAAACTTTGAAATATCAATTCATTGGAGCATTTCCAACAAATTTAGTTTCTATTCCGGTTTCATATGAGGGGAGTGATCTTCTCAAAGCGACTGTCTCATTCACATATTTAAGATATGTGAGAACGACAGAATTTGGACCAGCACCAGATGTTCCGGGAGATCCAAGATCACAAGCTGCATCTAATTCACTATTTAATAATGTTGCAATTGATAGTGAAGGAGAACTTGGTCAGACTGGACAGAATTTGACTACAAATCCATTCGGTAATGGTGGTGGATCTGTTGGCAATCTTTTGGGAAGATCTGGACCTGCATTTTAACCCATAAATAATCATACTGAAATTTCTATAGGACATTATGCCTTTACCAAAGATTTCTACACCAACATATGAGTTGGAATTGCCATCAACTGGAGAAACGATCAAATATAGACCGTTTCTAGTTAAAGAAGAAAAACTTCTTGTTCTTGCTCTGGAGAGTGAGGATATGAAGCAAATCACAACTGCTATTAAGAGCGTAATCAAGAATTGCATTCAATCTAAAAGCATCAAGGTTGAAAATTTACCAACATTTGATATTGAATATTTGTTCCTCAATATTCGTGGAAAATCAGTTGGGGAAGAAATTGAAGTTAATTTGATTGCACCCGACGATGGAGAAACTCCCGTTGAAGTTAAGATTTTGATTGATGACATCAAAGTCAAAAAGAACGAAGAGCATACTAATAAAATTAAGATTGATAAAGATTTAATGATGGAAATGAAGTATCCATCACTTGACCAATTTATCAAATCTAATTTTGATTTCAATTCAAACAATACAGTAGATCAATCATTTGATCTTATTGCATCTTGTATTGATAAAATTTATAATGAAGAGGAAGTTTGGGACACTACTGATGTCACCAAGAAAGAACTGAATGAATTCTTGGATCAAATGAATTCTCAGCAGTTTAAGCAGATTGAAAAGTTCTTTGAGACGATGCCAAAACTTTCTCATGAAGTTAAGTTGACAAATCCAAAAACTGAAGTTGAAAGCACAGTAGTTCTTGAAGGATTGTCCAGTTTTTTCGGCTAGGACTGGTCCATATGGACCTTGAAAATTACTATAAGCTTAATTTTGCCTTGATGCAGTACCATAAATATTCATTAACAGAGATTGAAAATATGATTCCTTGGGAAAGGGACATTT